ATTATATACTGAACCTTTTTAGGTAAGTCCTGGAGTGAAACCATCTTGTATTTAGTATATAAAAAAATAAACATAAATAATAGCAGTAATGTTTTCGTTTTATTCGAGTGTCTGTAATTTATTATCACCTAGACCAAAACCCGAAACAAATATAAAAAAACCTCCATCTATAAAAATGTGTGAAAATGACTATATCATATCTAAAAATGAAGCGAATGAAATAATCATTTTAGAAGTTCCTAAGAAACCTAAGTTTACATACTTCTAATGAAATATAAAAAAATGAAATGGACGATTACATTGCCTTACACACGTACGACTATAAACTCTCGTTTTGTCAAGCGACAAACGAACTCCCGGGTGACATGCAAAGACTCGTATGGGAAAAACTTAATGCATACGAATCACGTAATCTCGTGTGTCCGGGAGCCCCTCGACGAGACCCCCGAAATTCGAGATTCTCGAGAGAAAGACTTCAAACTTTGGTTAATCGGTGGAGAGAAAAGTGGGGCGAACCTACTTCGTGAACGCATGAATACAATGGCGCGCGAACAGCTTTATTTTGATGATTATGAAAGTAGTGAATACGATTCATATTCACTTATACTCTATAAACTTCTACTTGAAGATCTTACGTATCAAAGACGTGAACTACAATATTCTACAATCTTTGGTAATAAATGGAGAAAATCGTCTACAAATAAAATAGATTTAACCACTATTCAAATTAGTATACACGAAGTTGAACAGAGGTGTAATAATTTTAAAATAAAAGAACGAAAGTTTAAGAAAAGGTATTTTCAAGATGAAAACTATATTATTAAAGGTATAGATATAGATTAAATAAATTGTAATGTTGAGTATAATAAATCCGTACACTAAAACCATTAGAATATCGTGTCCCACTAAACGTAAAGAAGGTATAGCGGAATATGAAAAAATAAAATCTAAAATTAAAAAGACAACTTTACAATACGGTGTTGCTGTTTCGACCTACCATTTTATTTTTCATACACCCGTTGACGGTGTTTCTGCAAGTTTAGGAACAATCGCATCTTATATGTATGTTGATTCACTCTCCTCATACGTCGACAATATAGAAAAATTACCCGGTTTGAATAAACGATTACTCTTACCGACATGTCTTGCATTAGCAGAATCTGTATGGAATTCTAAAGATTTACCATTCGATTTTAATATGGGAGCAACTTTATTTGGATTTTTAGCGTATAAAATGGCATTTTATCAAATTGTGGCCGAAGAAATATTGATGTACAGTGAAGACCTAAGTGATATAGACCAGCTGTAATAAGTATAATAAAAAAAATGTCTTCTCTCATTTACGAACTCACGAAGCAATCTACTACGATTGAACGACTTCCAAAACTCGACGGTGTTTTTTCGAGTTTTATAACCGATCAATTTTCAATTGGTACACTTTCCCAAGTTTATGGAGTCCAACCACAACATGGTTTTCCTAAAGAGTGTAATCCTAATGGACTTAATAATATTGCATATTTTGGTGTATCTACATTTAATGATAAACTTCATATAATTGATTTCCTGTATGAGGAAAGGTATAAAGATGGTTTTAGAGTGGGTATACTTGAACCAGCATTACAAATGCTGAAAGATAAATTGGGTACAATCGTTGTTCCGAGACGCATTCCCGAAGAATGGATTGATTTTTGGATGAATTACTTTAAAAACGAATTTAATTGTCAAAAAACCCTTTTACAGTTTGTTGAAAAAAATAACCTTCACGGAAGCATCGACTGGACGGAACTTTACAACACGTTCTCTGAAGATATGGACTTAAAACTTAGCAACTAATGTGTAATATAATACGATGAGCCTTACTTACGAACTCCTTAAAAACTGTACTACGATTGTCGAACTTTTCGACGTTAACGAACTCTTTTCCGAATTAGCCGGTGAAAAATGTAAAGTATATGGTTTACGCGCCGATTTTGGGTATCCCACACACCTTGTTCCTAAAAGTACCTATAATTATATTGCGTATATTGGTATTTCTAATAGAAAATTGGAAACATCGTATGGTCAAGCCCAATTTATTGAATTTTATTATGAACCTAATGATATTGGCGTTTTAGAACACTTTTTTGATATGTACCTCGAAAGTGAAAAAGACATTCTTAAACAATGTGGATGTAAAGATGACGAAGAATTTACCGTCGAACTTTTCCCGAGTAAAATTACTAAAAAGAATCTCATGTTTTGGAAATGGTATTTAGATGAACAATATGGCGTTAACGATAAGATTTCTTTACGTGATTTCCTGGACGATTATGAAATTACGTACCAAATCGACCACGATCGATTATACGATTATTTACCCGAAAATATTGACGATTTGGATAATGAGAGTGAATACAATTCGGAATCTGAATCTGAACTCGAAGAAGGTGAAATAAGAACCTAAGTTTAAACGGATATACCATTACACATTCAAAAATGCGTCCAAACTGTGTATACGAAAACTGTCTCTGTCGCCAAGGAAAAAACGGGTTTTGTGTAAAACACCGTGAAATTGGTGAAGCCGTAGAAGCCCTTTTACTTTTAAGAAAAATAACAAACCTAAGTTGTAATGAAACAAAATAAAAAATTAATATATTAAAAATGGACGCTCTTACATCGTTAATGCAAACGCTCGACCTCAATTCTAAGATAATTTCTGAAGGCGATTATCTTAAAATGTGTGATTCGATCAAAAAGATTCACGATTATATAAAATACGAAACGGATTCTGAAAGCGATGAAGAAGAAGAATTTAGAATTCGACGTGTTGATATACCCATACCTTTTTCCCCGATGCCTCGTCTCCCACCATTTGGGGATAATCTTGATGATCTTACAATATACGATACGGTAACACCTCCACAATCAAGACGCGGGGATTATGTACACCCCGACTTACCAGAGATACAAACACCACCACCTGTTCCGGAACCATTACGTGATTATGAACTCGAAGATGAACTTATGGAAGTAAACAGAGTAATATTCGAAACGAGAAAAAAGATGGAAAAATTAATTTATAGACGAAACGTGACGAACGTTGTTCGCGAAGAAGCTGTTAAACGACGGGCGCGGGAACTCGGTATTCGTTTACCTCAGTATACGGTTGGTTCACTTTTAGATGCAGGACACGACGTTGGTAATGTTCGAATGTTTTTCAAAGATTACCTTGAAGATTATAACGAAGGTATCGATAGACAATACGAAGACTTACACGACGTGTTAAAACGATACGAACAAGATAGAACGGCTATAATAGACGAACTTATAAACTTTTAATTAAATATCATTTTACACCACTTTTCGTTAATGTTTCCGAAAGGCGAATACTCAAAGAGTAAATGTATTAACGCCCCTGAAATAATTAGAGCGCCTGTACCTTTATAGATATATTTTGTAAGACCCATGAACAAAACTTGTAACATGAGACCTATGAAGAGAGCTTCCATCAGGACGGTGGTAAACTGTCGCATTTTTTTATATTACTATAGTATATAAAAAAAATGGATTACCAAGGAATTGGAATGTTAACAGTTATCGCCGCCTTTATGGCCATCTTCGTCTACGTACTTATGAGTAGATCTAAAGCTTCGAATACGAATGCGAGTCTCGTACCAGAAATTGAAATGAAAGAAGCCTAAAGTAAATTAAAAATAATATCTCGTGATATATAAAATGATACTCATATTAGCTATCATTCTATTTATCATATATTTGATTTATAGTATAAAACCCAGCAAGAGTGAAGAGTATACACTCGAGGGTCTTAAACTTTCGTGGGCGAATAAGGCGAGTATAGAAGGGGTTGTTACGAAATGGATCGTTACCCTGAAAGATTCATCAGGGAGTGTAATTCACACGTACGAAAATAACGAATCCAAAAACCTTAAAAACTTCACGGATGTGGCCATGAACATAGTAGATAAAAAAGAGTTCGATGAAAAGATTATAGGTGATAATATACTCGAACTGTACTATAACGAGGTTAAACCCGATACTAAATTGTATACGAAAACCGTGACGTTTACAGAAGACGATTTTGGAGGGGTTGCATTGGATATGAGTAAACTCGAGGAAGTTGAATCAAATATTGATTGTGTAGGTAAATATATAAAAGTTAAAAAAGATAAAAATACCGAAGGCGCAGAGCGATTTGCGTGTGGACCAGAAGCTGACAGTGATAGGCACTATTGTCAATTCTGGAAACACAAAATTGAAATAGAAAAAAGGGGAACGGGTAAAGCGTGTTCTCGTGCAAATAACTTCGTTATTAAAACTCAATGGCCCACAGAAACTACAGCTAGCAAGCGAATAGGTACGTCTTTTCAGAACGATCCAAATCCAAATACCGATGAAAATGTGTTAAACGATCCTCAACATTATAAAAACATATGGGACAGGGCATCTTCACCAATTACAGAAATTCCTCATCAAATCCCAAGTGCGGATCCCGGTGGGTGGTGTAATCACGCAACTGCGGTTCACCAAGACGTTCCGGGGTGTGGACGTATATGTTCTGATAGTAATACTGTTGGACGGAAAGATAAGGGTACATGGGGGTCGTGGGATGCTTATCCGGGTAGTGTTGATTGTCCAGACGCCAAGTTAGACCAGGTATGGAAAAAGGAAGGGAATTCGAGAAAACTTACTGTTGGTAAATATAGTGAATCTAGTCAACCTACTTACACAAAAAAAGAAAATACTGTGTTATGGTCAAGTAGAAAATTAGATCTAGATAGTGGTTATGATAAAAAAGGGAATGGTGGTACACTTGCTGGTAAAGATTGGAAAAGATCTAGATGGCGTTGCTTCACAAAAAATTGTCCAGATGAGTGTAAAAAGAAGTGTGACTCATTCCCAAAATGTAAAGGTTTTGCATATTATAAGGGGAAAAAATGGTGTTACTTGAAAAGTTCTAATGATTTAAGTAAAACAACTAAGTATAGTAAATTTGATTTTTACTACAAGTAGTCAATTCAATAAAAAAATATATACCACTAATAAAAGAAACCCCGATATGGCAAAAACTGCTGTACTACTCGGACTATTTGCTTTATTAGTTGTAATCATTGTCGGTATAGCTTTGACCGTTTACTTTACTACTAAAAAAAGTGGCGGTGGAGAAACATCAGACAAACCCGAAATTACATTAGATGCCGCATCTAAAAATTTAAATCCACGTGGTGATGGTACCGACGAAGACGCGACGGTAGATACATCAGAAGGATACAAAATTGAATATGCTACGGGCGACGATTCGGGAAACGAAAGTATTGATGTGAAAATAACATGGACGACGGGTATGGGTTTTGATACAGTATCAAAACTTATTTTTAGACGTGAAATTGGGGGTACCAAAGCTCAAGATGATATAGTTTATGATTCAGGATCAGGGATTGAAAATAATAGTAATGGTGAAATAACTTTTAAAGGCGTGAATTTAACAGATTCGAGTAAAAGTATCGTTGGTGTGAATAAAGTATCTGTTTGGTACAATAGTGTAAGTGACGATACGTTTTTAGTGGATACGGGTGACCAGATCAAAATCGAACAGAGTGATATTGATACAACCCTCAATTTAACTGAAGTCCAGGAAGTTGCCATTCCAATTACAATCGCGAGTGATTCGTTTAAATTTGAAATATTAGGTAAGGAAACACTTTACTTGATTGAAGAGTTTCACATGTGTTTTAAAATGAAACAATTGGATGGTGGTAAAGTCCAGTTTATTCAAATATATGATAATACGATCGATAAGTTATGGGATAATACTGATGCGTATAGACTTAAAAAGTATAAGGATGGGTACATGTTGGGACACCCAGAAGATAACAATCAAGTTTTGGTAAGAAAAGTATTAACAAAAGATGATATTGATTTCGGTGATAATAAAAGTATTCACCATAAACCAACGTTTAAAAAATTAAACGAAATGAAGAAAGACGAGTATGCACGTGCACTGTTCCATTTGGAACCAGTGCGTACCGCTCTTCGTTCGGATAGAAACGATGGAAAAATGATACTTGGTAAAGATTACGAATCACCTAATGGGACATATGGGTTTAAACAACATACGAATCGTAAAACCTTGAACCTGACCACGATAGGGGTTCAGCATAGTGATTTCTGGGCATCATCATTTAGTAAGGCGACTGGTCCACCAAATTACGGTAGTGGTATTACTAAAGTGTGTGATACAGCTAAATTACAAAGTGACGGTAACTTTCTAATGAAAGTAACGGGATCTCAAGACGATTGGGGGTACAGAAGTGATACGTGGATGTTGGGTAGCGGTAACGGTCCATTTAGACTTGTTGTTGGAGATAACGCAACCGTTGCGATTTTGAAAAAAGATGGTCGGGTCATTCACTATGTCTTCCGTGCAAAACCAATTAGTATTGCAATGCAATCGGGTAAAGTACCTAAATGGTACGTTTGGGAAAAGAGTATGAACAGATTTAAAAATAGTAGTTTGGCGGTTATTCATGATAGATTTCTTAGTAATAACAGTACTATAAAAATTGAAGGTGATCTAAAAGCTAGAAAATCGAGACACAAATGGGTTGCACTTACGTTATCAGACGGTGATGATGGACACCATTACGAGTTGTTTGGTAAACACTCTACGTACGGTCAAGAATACGTATACTTACCCGATGGAGCGTGTGATATACAAAGTAATAGTAGAATACAAGGTGGTAGTGCGATAGTTGGACAAAAGTCCGATTCGACATTTAATACTTTATATAAAGGACCCGAACATACAAAACTTGCGGGTTATGATACGTGGAAAATATACTTCATTCCAGGTTTACCTTTGGAAGGGTATGTTAAGAGTCACAGCCACAGAGATGAGAAACAAACCGCTACGGACCAAATGAAAGAAGAACATTTCGGGGATTTACAATGTCGAACACGTTCAAAAGAATTTGAAGGAGCAAATGCGTACGTCTATAGACATTTTCGAGGTGATGGTAAAGATGGATGGACACATACATGCATGCCTCAGAAAGTTAAAAATATTACTAAAATAAAAGGTAACATGAATTACGAAACGGATCCATCGCGACACAATTTTGGATGTAATGACCCATTGAAAAGCGCGAGACATGCATGTTCGTTGCCACTCGATGTACCCGAAATGGGGGCAGGGGATCCAGTTAGAAAATAATAATTTCAAAAAAATATATACCACTAATAAAAGAAACCCCGATATGGCAAAAACTGCTGTACTACTCGGACTATTTGCTTTATTAGTTGTAATTATTGTCGGTATAGCCTTGGCCGTTTACTTTACAACTAAAAAAAGTAGTGAAGAAACCCCAGACAAAAAACCCGAACTTACGTTTGATCTAGATGCTAAGAAAACAATCAATCCACAGGAGGAAGATAATGGTAACCAGGAAGGGTACGCCATAGAATATGCAGGTGGTGAATTTATAGACCTTACGTTATCATGGAATAACGGTCAAGGTTTTGAAGGTGTTGTAAACAAACTTATATTTACACGATACGTTGGTGGTACAAAGATCCAGGATGATAAAGAGACAGAGAAAGCTGATGAAATATCCGATAACGGGTCTGGTTCCGTTACATTTTCAGGTACCGATGTTTATGACGGTGTTGACACAAAGGGTATAAATGTAATTAAAGCGTATTATAATGAGATGAAACCAGAAAATTTGTTAGCAACTGCCGAACTTGAAATTACAGATGACGATTTTGATCAGGTTATGACAGGAGAATTTAAGACAATTGTTATTCCAGTTTCGATAAAAGAGGATTCCTTTAAACTCGAAAAAACTATAAAGAAAACGTATTATAATCTTTCTCTCGATACACGTGACGAAAGCACTCAACTAAGACTTGTAGAAAGTTGGTATACGATAAAACAAAACGGTGATAAATACACGTTCACAGGTTCTACCGGTAAACCACTTACACTCAATGGTAATACCGAATTTAAAATACAAAAATATCAAGGTAGTAGCATTCTTCTTCGCGTATCGGACGATAAAATATATTACGACGATGGTGATAACGATGGTGCATACGTTTCTCTCGATCAAATGCGTACCAGTACATGGAAAGATGCAAAGTTTATTTTAGCATCCAGAATGGCGAGCGAATTTCCAACGGGAAGACCAACTACCGAAGAAACAATGCAAAACAGTGAAGGTCACTGGACAATCGCCGATGGCGACGCTTCAATCTCTGGTGTAAGTAAAGTTGTATGGAGAGGTGCCGATGGTAAACATAATTTTATAAAAGATGGTAAAACAAATGAATGGGAGTCTCAAACTGTCAAGGCTGGTGACACTGGCGAACTATTGTTTGCTAATGATGGATTGTTGAAGAAAACGGGTGTAATCGGAATTATAAGAAAAAGTGATGGAACCCCAAATCTAGCGAGTCTCCAATATAAATGGTGTATACGTAGAACAGGTACATCTGGTAGAGCGTCGTTGTTGAAAAAAACCTATCCTGGTGCCGGAAGTTGGACAGGTTCGTCAGTATATGACCTATGTGATAACGACGGTTAAAAACCTGACTTAAAGAAAGCCTAAGTTAGAAATGATTTAAAAATAAAATTAATAATAATAGTAAAGTAAAAATGTCGGATTCTATTGAAAATATTCTTACCGGTCTCATTCGTGATTCGAACGACCACATTGATAAAATAAACAACAGCGTCCTTTCCAACAATAAGTTATTACAAACACTTGTTGAAAAGGTTACAAAAATCGAAGAAGAGAATAAATGTCTTCGTGAAAAGATGGATTCGGTTATCGAAACAAATACACTTTTACGTGAAAAGATCGAACACTTGGAAAAACCAGTACCGGTACAAGGAAAGAAAAAAGAAAAAGTTCCTAAAGAACCTAAAATCGAGTGTTCAGCAATGACGGCAAAGGGACACAAGTGTACAAAACCGTGTACACCCGGTCAAAAGTATTGTACATTACACATTAAAATGCACGAAAAGCAAAAATGTTTACCTGTACCTACGGAACCAAAGAAGAAACGTCCGATTCTAAAGAAGAAAAAGAAAGAGGTTCCCGTACACAATCACAAACCCGGTGAATTACCAACTGAAACGTGTGAATTATGTGAAACACATGGTGATATATTTGATCCTGATATGCCCGATTCGGAATTTGAGGAATCTCAGGATGATGGTGATATATCTATAGAGGAAAAACTACGTAAAATGCTTGACGAAGAAGAGGAAAAAGTGAATTAATTTTTAATGTATGACGGGTAATGTGCCATTGGTGCGTAGGCACCTTGTACAAACAATAAAGCTGTTCCTCCGCCAACAACAACGAGTGTTATAACCCACCCTAAAACCGTTTTTCTTAGAATTTTGTAATTTATACCCCTTTTACCTTCTAATAATCCAACGCCGACCGTTGCACCTACCTGACAATGTGTGGTCGAAAGAGGCCATCCAAGTCTACTTCCCATAATAACGACACATGCACTTCCAAGTTCAATACACGTCCCCCGACTTGGTGTGATTTTAGTAAGTTTTGTACCAAGTGCATGTAGGATTTTGTACCCGTACGTCGCTAAACCAATAACAATACCAAAAGCACCTAAAGAAAGTATCCAGTATGCATTATCACCAAGATCGTTTTTCTTACTCGACACTTCACCCGATTCATATATGGCCCATATAGCTCCAAATGGTGCGATTGAGTTGGCAACGTCATTTGCACCGTGTGCAAACGCATCACAACACGCCGTTATGATTTGTAGATACCGCATGGATATTTCAGTTTTTGGATCGAATTTTTCAGCATTTTCGTGTATACTCATAACAGTTTCGTCACTTTCAATAATTTCATTATTATCTATATTCATAGAATTTTTAATGTAATTATAAATACGTACGTGTATTTTTTCATCCCCTCGTGGAGGACAATCTGGTTTATTGTCTAATGGTATTTCCATTTTTTCATTATCTTCCATTTCGTCTATAAATTTTTGTTCCGCGAGTTTATGTAAATATGGAACAATCGCTAATGATAACAAACCAACACCTCCACCTAAACCAAATGCATACGCAAATGCAATTTCAATTGGTGTTTCATTAAGTTTTAAAAACTTGGCACCTTTATACACTATAAAAAATACATTAATACAAACGGTCGATCCCAATAAGAAAGGGAAAGCATATCTACTTCGTGTAAACGAATTTTCTGACCGAAGAACGCTAAGTCTTAAAATATAAAAAAAGAATGATGCAAAAATACCGGAAACAATTGGTGATAAAAGCCAAGATATGACTATAGCGGAAACACCTTTAACGTAAGGAAACTGATCCGTTTCTTTAGACCATGTAACGCATTTCGCACCTCGTGATACCATGGTCATTCCAATCATACCACCAACACAACTATGTGTTGTACTTACAGGCATTTCTAAGTATGATGCAGTAATTAACCACACAGACATGGCTGCAAGAACACACATACAGCCATACATGAGTATAGCTGGATCATCTTCGAAACACGAGTAATCCGCTATACCTTTTCTTATTGTATCTGTGACATGACTACCCATGAGTAGTGCGCCTGAGAATTCAAAAATACCGGCAAGTATGACAGCCTGTTTTATTGAAAGAGCACCTGATCCGACTGAAGATGCGAATGCGTTGGCGACATCATTAGCACCGATACCATATGCAGTTGTAACTGCGAGAAGACCACCGAGTCCGACGATCCATTCGTAAGCATGAAGATCCATAAACCTTAATATTTGAATAGAAAATTATCCCCCCAATT